AGCAACAACAACTTTAGATTTATTTCTATCATCCATGATACTAGTGCTATGTTTTTCAATAGCAGCACCAAGGTTAGTCGCACGAATTGCTTGTGTAAATTTCTCTTTTTCAGATTTATCCAGACCATTATAAAAACGCCTAGATTTATCACCACAAGCAGCATAAGCACGAACATTTATGCAAATTAACAAAGCAGCACACAAAGAAGTAAAAGAAGTAACGGAGTTAGCAGTAAAGCTAAGTAATGAAAATATATCATCAGCAAACTCTCCATCCTCTTCTTTTGCTTCCTTCTTTTGCCTAGTAACAGTTCCCCAAGCATTTTGGATAATCAATGAAACTAACAAAGTAGTCAAACTTTGACCTCCAATAATGCCAAGAATTCCTTCAAGAGGAAAAACAGAACTGACAACTTGTTTCTTGTCATCTTTTTGATCTAAATAATAACAAACAGCATTATCATAAAGACGCTTATGATTAATTAAAATCACAGCCAAAGCAGCAAGATATCCAAGCACTCTAGGATTCTTCTTAGCATATGAAACAGCATTGCTAAGGAATTCTTTAATAGCGTCAAGAAAACTAGTTAAGATATAATTATCAGTCATATCTTGGGCAGTTTTAATTGCCTTTTCAACTAATTTCTCAACGTGTTCAAGAACTATAGAAAAAATAGAACGAGAAGGATCTGCAACAATAACAAGATCTTCTTCAGAAACCCTATTACCAGGATTTCCAAAAACTTGATTTCTCTTCTTAATTACATCTTCAGTTGTTAAAGATGTACCTTGAAATTCAACAACTTCAACTTCGTTGTTGATTTCTGCTACTTCTTCTTTTTCTTTTTCAGGAATTGTAGCAATAGGTTTTTCTAACTTTTTACCTTGAGTTAAGTCAAGGTAAGCACATAATGAATATGAAAAATGAGCTTCTAAATCTAGATCATGACATCCTAATTCAGTAAACTTCCTAACACTAACATGGCTAGGACAAATACAAAAGGATTTCTCCTTAGTAACTGATTTTTCACATCCAACACAAACTTTATTAAATTCCATAATTGGAAGATCAGCAACAAGCTTATCTCCATATGAAAATTGAATTCTCTTATGAATTGGATAAGGTAATTCCCTATAACCAGGAACTAAATAATACAATTCTCTACCAATATCAGTAGTTTTAGTTATTGCACCTACAATAGTAG